TGGAACGACGGTCAATGCATATAAAATTGTATTTATCTAATAACCCGACTTTCGCTAAATGCGCGAGAAGTTTCTGACTATGTTTACAATTATTGCTGTAATATAAAATATCCATGTGGATAATTTGGTTTTTATATAATTATAAAAACCAGATGTATTATGTTTCCGTCTTAAATACGAGATTCGATTCTACGATTTACACGCGAGATACATATTGTGAACACCCCCTACCTGGACAATCTTGTATTTAAGTGCTTCTCTCAAAAACCCGAACAAAACAGGGTCAGAATCATTCGATTCAAACAATATAGGCGGATAATTCGACTCGAGTAAAGTATTCAATGCGCCTCTCAATACATTGAATTCGTTGTTTTCCACGTCCATCTTTATGAACCCAATATTATCCAAATGGAAACTATCCAACGTCCGTATTTCCACGGTTTCTTCTCTTAGCACGGTTTCCTTTTCAGCTGGGAGTAGAGACGACCCTCCGCCATCATTACTGACTATTTTCAACTCCTGCTTTCCGACTTGCTCCTCACTACCTAAACCATATGGACGACACGCGATTTTATTTGCGTAACCCGATGCGACAACACTACCACACAATGCATAAAAAGTAGAACGCTGGGGTTCAAATGCGACGACTTCTCGTGAATTCGCGGCAAGAGATATTGCATATGTACCTGTGTGCGCTCCTATATCCAAGAACACTTTATCGGGTTTACAAAACTGTTTCGACCATTCTATCAATTGGCACTCGAACAACCCTTTGCGCCAATAATAGTCTAAATTCACTTCGGGTAATAGAAAAATAAGACGTTTACCCGGATTTAAATGTATAATCTGATTATCTGCGTTGTCGTCTGTATTGGTATGAGACGGTCGGGATAATAAAAAATAGTTAGTCGACATCATATAATCAGTATGCAAATGTTAATGATTAATAAATACGCGATTTGCGCTGTATTTACTCGGACATAGTGTATCTCGGATAATATAAACAATATGCGGGCTTATCATCATTTTATATTTATTGCTTCGAATTTGGTCCAATAATTTAAAATCTTCGTGCTGCTCCGACTTGAATTGGATTCCCGATTGAAAAATGTATCTTTTTGCGGCAAAAGATATGCCCACTTGAGAATCGTACAAATTGTCGGTCGTTTCAAATGGATATATGTGTATAAGTCGAATCGTAGCAAATGTGTCGCCTTCGATTATGCTGTATTTAAATGGTTGTGTTTCCAACCCCGATTTTTCTCGTAAATTGTTAGTTTCTATATGTTTAAGAATTTCAGATTTTAATCTTTCCGGCACACGTGCATAATCATATTTTACCATTCGAAATATGACCACGTCATTATCATATGCGTCGGTTTCCTCTAAGAAACGTTCTACGTATTCGCTTATAATTGTATCGTCGTCGTCGACGAACGCCACCCACTCTGTCGTTGCAAATTGAATACCATAATTCCGAACGTAACCTGATCTATTTTCATATCGATTTTCCTCTTTTTGTATTTGTAATGCGGTAAAACGGTCATCGGTTGTTCGAAGACACGGTTCAACACCGTCAAACACCACAATCGCCTTCCATTCACTACACGTCTGATTCAGCAACGATTCGATTGTTGTGTGTAGCGTCTCTCTACCGATGGACGGTATTATAAATGTGATTTTTGCAGTTTCTTTCATACGTTTCTACTATATCTGATTGTACTATATCTGATTGTACTATATCTGATTGTATAATAAATGAAACTAATACGCAATCTATCTAACTATATAATCAAACTACGAAACATATACGCAAGTCGTCTTTGGTCGCTTCGCTCCCGGTCGCTTCGCTTTCGGTCGCTTCGCTTTCGGTCGCTTCGCTTATTCACAGACACTACAATTGTTATAGTCGTACTATTATTTATTGCAGTCATTCTATATCACCTAGTTTACGGTCATTTTTTCCGGAAACGAGAAGGTATCGACCGTCAATGGCATGAATATGTAGACGCTATTTACTATATCAATCTAGACCATAGAAAAGACCGCAATACTGAGATAACCGGCGAACTACATAAGATGGGCGTGCCACCGGAAAAGATAGTACGTATTTCTGCTGTAAATAAACCCGGGCAAGGCGATTTGGGTTGTAGTCTAAGTCACGTAAATACAATGTCTCAATTCATTGATTCTTCGCATAACACCTGCATTGTATTGGAAGACGATTTCACATTTACCCGTTCTCTCGAGGAAATAAACACTGCATTTAGGGATGTATTTGAGAAGAATGTATTGTACGATGTGATATTGTTGGCGGTGAATGAAATCGATGTACAAGAAACGGAATATGAATACTTGAAAAAAGTCAATTCCGGGCAAACTACAAGCGGTTATATGGTTAATAAACATTTCGCTACTACATTGTACCAAAATTATCGCGATGGTGTAAAGTTGCTAGAGGATAGTTATATGGCAGGGAAATCGGATAAATTACAAGGACCGTTTTGTATAGACCAGTACTGGAAACGTATACAACCACAGTCGAATTGGTATATGTTTTCACCTAAATTTGGTGTTCAGCGGAAATCGCACTCGGATATTCAAGGAGGGGTTGTTGACCCGGGTGTATAGTCCAACTAAATATGCAGAACATATATACTTCCCTTCTCAATCCAACTATGAGACCGATTTTTAAATCGTATCTACGTGAATAATATAAATGTGTTGGAATAAAGACGTCTCATTAAATACATTTTTGTTCAGTGGGTTTGTGTTGTTGCTTATTATCTATAATAACTATTTTACGAAATACAAGATTCAACTAACAAATAATAATAATACGTGGATGTACATATTTTTCGCGTCGATTATATTTATACAATTAATTGAATTTTTTATTTGGAAAAACCTTAATGACCCGTTTTATAATAATGTGTTTTCCATCTTAGCATTGGCGTTACTAATATTTCAACCTGTCGCGAGTATTATGCTTTTGTCAAACGCATATTTACGTAACGCGATGATAATGTTCTATTTATTATTTGCCATACCGTTCTTAATCTACAATTTTTCCAGATATCATATCAACGCTTTTGTAAACAATGCTGGCAACTTAGTATGGGATTTTTATGACACAAATATAATACCACATTGGTGTATATGGAGCGTTTGGTTATTCTTCTTCTTATTCCGTTTCGTTTATGACCAGATATTGTATGGGTACATATTTGCGTTAGTTACACTATTTGTTGTTTTTCTAAATTATAGAGATTTGAGTTCTATTGGAAGCAAGTGGTGTTGGATTGCGAATTCAGTTATGATATATCTCGCATTTTACTTATTGATTTATTTGCCCTTTTTGGAAAAATCGAAACTATGTTGAAAATCATTTACCAAACAGCATAACATCTACTGCCGTTCTTACGCAGAATATGCGATGTACTAAAATACCGAGAAGAAATATTCCCACGGTTGTCGGAATCAAGGGTAGTCGAAATAGGCGGGCAATCAAATAGGAACATATAAGAACAACGGTTACATCTAATATTGCTATGCCGAATATTCTATACTTTCGGAGACCGGTTTTTGAACCTGCTTCTCCAAGAGCGTTTTTATATTTGCACAAAGAAGTAGTCATTTATGTGGAGATGGACAAAGAGATATATAATTACTCTGCTATAAATATATACCATGGGAGATTACGTTGTTTGCATTCCTAGTTACAAAAGATCCGTTGTATGTAACGAGAGGACACTAAAGACATTACACGAACATAAAATCGACGCGAAGAAAGTATATGTATATGTTGCAGACCAAGAAGATTACGATATTTACTCAAAAACACTGGACGCCAAGTTATATAACAAATTAGTCATCGGAAAAAAAGGACTCGTTCCACAAAGGCAGTTCATAATGGAACAATGGTCGGAAGGTAAACATATTGTGTTTTTCGACGACGATGTTGAGAAGATAGACCTCTCAATTTCGCCTCTATTCAAAAAACATTCGCTCGATTTCTTCTTTAAATATGCATTTGCAGAATGTGCTAAACATAAGTCGTTTATATGGGGAGTATATGCAGTATACAATCCGTTTTTTAGGAAACCGCGTAAAGAATTGACGACGTGCCTGAACTATATTGTTGGCGCGTTTTATGGCATTATAAATCGACCGAAATTAGATGCAATCAGACTAACTATTACGGAAAAAAATGGTCAGAAAGAAGATGTTGAGAGGACGCTGAAGTATTTCATACACGACGGAATTGTTCTGCGGTTTAATAAGGTCGGGTTTATAACGAAATACTACGGGAAAGAAGGCGGTTTAGGTAGATTCGAAGATAGGATAAAACCAATGGCAGAAGCGAGCGAACGACTAAATAAGCAATATGGGGAATATGGTCATATAAAGAAACGCGGCAATGGAATGTCGGAGTTCGTATTAAAGAAGGTCGATGCTCGGGAGGATACGGATAATACGAAAACCGCTAAAAACCACGAGAAGAAGAATCTCGACAAAAAGAAGAATCGCACCAAGAGAAAAAACGATTAATTATAAAGGTTACATCATGATAAAACATACAGGATATACGATTCATACATTGTTAGGATATACGTCTTTTTTATATTCATTTGCATTGCGAGTTCCCATGGAGCGGTTGCAGTCAAAGCACATTGGGCGCAGGTTAGACGGTTCTGTTTTTCCTCCTAGTGCTCTTGCAACGACGTGTCCGCATTCGAATGACTTCTTGGTGATTTCCGCTTTATTGCAGATTACGCAGGTTCCGCTTTGTGATTTCCCGAATGCCATTTTCCATACCTCTTTCTTCATTGCGGCGGTTATCGGTTTCTCGTCATATGCGGCGGGTTCCGTCATTTCGATAAGCTTATCCAAGCATTCGTTGAAGTATTGCCGTCTTGGTTCGTGGAGGTCCTTGTCCCAGAGACTCTTGAATTTGCGTCCCTCCTTTGCGAAGAACTGCATATGACTACTAAGCACCTCGCGGTCATATGAATGGTGGCACATGTGGCAGAATAAGGCAAAGATTTGCGTGACGTTGAGTTCGATTTCATCGAGGTCTTTCAAGAACTCGATGAAATCCAAGAATTTGTAGTGGAACTCATCAAACTCCTCGTTTGATGAATTTAGACTGGAGTGACCGGTCTTAATGCGCTTCGCTAAATCCTTTGTATCATGAAGTAAGAACTCAACGGAAGGCGATTCGGCGTTTTTCTGTAGAAGATAACACCTTGCCACCCACTGCGTCCAGTATTTCTTTCCTTTCATGCTGCAATGGTCTAGGAAGGTGCGCATCATTTCCTCGTACCCATATTGGTTGAGTTTTGCCATGAGTCTGCATCGTCCTACCTCATTCTTCAGTAAGTCAGAACCACGAACCGGTGCGCCGTTCTGTAACGACAAGAACTCTGCACGGCGCTCGTTCATCGTCATCTTAGAAACGATTGACGTAACAGTAATCGTAGTATCGTTGAACACCTCCTTTTCGTCAGCGGTCAAATACTTCGGTTCGTATTTTTTCTCTTTGCACCAATTCTCCACATCGTCTGTTCGCTCGTAGAATACACGCTCATGGACGCGGTTTCCGTTCTCATCCACCGATTCGAAATCCCAGAAAACAATGAACTCCTTCGTCGAATACGGCAAACGTTGCAGTTTCGCGGATTTGAATGCATTGAGTGAGTAGAGACGATGCTGCCCGTCCATCACCTCGTTCTTGAACACATCGTGTGCAGGGTCCGACGCGTATTTACCAATGAGTTTGTCAGACTCTTGTAGGCGGTACAGAAGAACTGGTGGAATGTATCGTCTATTCATGATGCTGTCAATGAACCCGTTCATCTTGTCAGGGGTCCAACTAATAGGACGCTGGTACTCTGGATTGAAATTAAGCTTTTCAAAATAATCATTATTCAATAAATCTCTTACCTCTTTTCCGCAAGTGACGTATTCTCTTCTTAATTGAAGAGATAAGCGATTCAGTCTGCTTTCCGGTGCTGCTGCTAATGCAACCGCAGCGGCAACAGAAGAAGTGAATAAAGCGATTGGCATTCTTTTGATAAAAGTTCTTAGAAAGGTTTGTTTGCAAATAGTCAGAGTCGGTGATCTGTCTTCATCCAAACAGAAATAAAAAGTCATTCAATTTTTAACGGATTTCATTAGATATGCGAAAAATTGAATGCCTTTTATAACGTGTGTGTATATGAGCAAATGCAAATACAAAATGAATTTATTTATCCTCTCTCTTATACAGCGCGAAATCGCACAATTTATGATGGACAAACATGTCAGCAAGATATTACTAGAAGCAGTACAAATGCTATGTTCAGCAAAGCGTATAGTAGACCCCGACGATACTGCCACGAACGACCGCATCTACAAAATGGCACATAAAAATCATCCCGTCACAATATGGTGCCGTGCCTCCCTGGCAAACTACATCTGGACGCTCGATTTAATTGAAGAACTCCATAACGAATGGCGATTTCGTTATGGACACCCATCGACGAAAATGCATAAGGCATATCTCACTGCAATCATATTACGCGAGAATATTCCACGCGAAGACCGTTTTGTAGAACGCGGATTAACCCCCTTCGCTCTCGCTATGCCCGTCGAATACAAATGCGACGACCCGGTTATATCGTATCGCAGATACTATATGTCGGATGAAAAACGACGTATCGCTACATGGAACAAACGCCGAGCGAAACCCGACTGGTACGTATAAATATTGCTATAAATCTTGCTATAAATCATTTTTTTATGAATTTCGAATATATGCGTATATTCTAGCTACCCCCATGGAGGACGATACGATTCAACACAAAATCAAACACAAAAACCGAAAAGCACGATACACGTTTCCGAACGAACTCGACGATGTATACGATAAACCATCGCGGCATAAACACCGAAGGAGAACCTATACATATTCGATATCAAAACACAACTGCGATGATATTGTGCGTATTACTGAATACAACGACAATGACGGCATGTATAAAAAAGTCGTCATTCAAAAATACGTTCTACCTACGAATCATCCAAGCACTAAACGTAATTGTTCCAATAAAACTTATCCAGAAATACAAGAAGAAGACGCCACAGATAAAAATGAATCTTCTAAATCGGCGAAAACTGTTGTTGGATGTTTATCCGCAGTCATCATAAAGATATTATGTATACTCGGTATTATCTCCATCAGTTTATAATGCATCCATATCCATAAAGCTTAGGTAGAATGGTACAAATATAGACTCTGTGTCGTGGCAATATGTTTCAAAATGAGTGCGTCAATACCAGACAATGTATGTGCCAATCCCGTCGCGTTCGAACCAACAAACGGAGTCAACACTTCACACATCGCAATCACCTCTTTTGCAATGGCACTCAGTTTCATACAAGCTTTGGCGAAATCACCAGTAGAAATCTTACATTCATTATCCTCTCGCAAATATGTTTTGCATTCCACTTCGTCGGAGAGGACGCACCATTCCATCATTTTATCTGCCATATCAAAACAAATTGCACCTTCATATTCGATCCCCGTATGGCACCCTTGTGCAATCTCGCGGTCGCGTATATCATTGTAGAAATCCTGCAATTTTACCACGGCATTTTTTACCTTCGCGTCGTCGCAAGTCGGTCCTACATTCCTCTGATTCTCCGGTAATCGAATATCCACAAATGACGAGAGAAACCCCACCATCTGTATTGCACTCCACCCTTGGAACCAGTTCTCCGATACAATCATTTTTGCTAAAGGAATCGGATGTACTTCCGCGAATTGTGCGGCAATTATACCGAGAGGTTGCGCAAAAGAATAGATACCATCGGAAGAGTTGTAAGATAATATACCCGTTTCCAGGAGAATATCGCATATCTTATCTGTCTGCGTTTTCAAATATGACGCAGTTCCTTCTAATTCGCGGTCTTTCTGGGAAATCGACGTTTCCGCCATTTCTATCCTCTCTAACAATCGAATATCTTCTGCAATATACTTGTATTGTCCTTTCATATCGGTCAATTTGCGGTCGATTTCTTTGCGTTTTTTATTGGTAGCAAAGGTCAGTTGGTCTATGAGCGACCGGTATTCTTTGCAATTCGCGAGAGGTGTGCGCATATACTGCAGTCCATTCTGCATTGCCGATAATTCCGCGCGTTGTTTATCGATTTCTTTCTGGATAGTATTTGTTTCGTTCACAATCGTCGTCTTCGTCATACTCAACTCAACGAATCCCTCGAACTTTTGGTCGATACCTTTCTTGAGAAGACTCAATACCATCTTGTAATCAATATGGAATTTGGATACCAATTTTTGCGGTCTTCCCGACAAAATGTCTCGGAAAGTCAACTCGGATGGAATGCCTCGGCGGAATAATAGCGGCAAATGTATTACGTGCCCGACCTTATCAATACCTCGTCTCCCCGCTCGTCCCGCCATCTGTGTATACTCGTGCGCGTAGAGAAACCGGTCTTCGGACCCGTCGAATTTCGACAATCCGGTAAATACTGCAGTGCGAATCGGACAGTCGAGACCGATAGCAAACGATTCCGTGGCAAATAGCATAAATATCTTCTTCTCGCTGATTCGGAACTCGACGATTTCACGCAGAATCGGAATCATACCGGAATGGTGGATACCGACACCTTTTTCCAAGAGTTTGACAAGCGACTTATATTCCGGCAACTCGGCATATTCGCGCCAATTCGGAAGACGGCGGAGAATCTGCTCACACTCATAAGCGGCGGTATACGGGATCTTCGAATCAAATGCAAGAATATTTGCAGTTATATCTGCAGCGGATTCTTCGACCTGTTTCCTGGAGAGCGTAAATACAATCGCGGGTAGCATCGTATCGTCCACATCGGGGTCGTCGCTCCCTTTCATAAATGCCGCCAAACTATTTAGAACGTTTTTCCTAGAAACCGGACTGCTCGTATTATCTGCCCATATATTGCACAATTTTGCTGCAGTCTTGTATCCGGTTGGTTGGAAAACACCATTTGCGGTTTGGAGCGTGATCAGTTTATTCGTATGGTTTTTTACGAGAGGTTCTAACGGCGTCGTTTTCACCGCTTTTGTGATTGCTAGCGGTGCCGGCGGTACATAAGCATAATGACTGAGAGGTACAATACGCGTAATGGTTTGTGCTAAATATACCTTTTTCGGGTCGTCTTTGGGTCTCGTCGATTCTATCCATTCTGCGAATTTCTCCGGTCCGTCGAGTGTGGCAGATAACATTATCATCTGTATTTGCGGGGGGAGAGTGAGGATGGTCTGTTCCCAGACATGACCGCGGGATTCGTCGTTGATATAATGCACCTCGTCCATAATCACTGCGGCGAGTTCGGTCTCTAGATTCATAGCGAATGAGAGGTTTGACGATGAGGTGTCGTCGGTAGACATTTGAAACAGTCGGTTATTCAGAATCTCGGCGGTCATAATCAATAAGTCCGCGGTGGGATTGGTCTTGATATCGCCAGTACAGAGACCGACCGTTATTCCGAATGCGGCAAATTTCTTAGAAAATTCGTGGTATTTTTGATTCGAGAGCGCTTTAATCGGACTTGTGTAAATCACTCTGCGACCCTGACGAATGAAGTGGCGAATAGCAAATTCCGCTGGAAGTGTTTTGCCGGAACCGGTGGGAGCACATACAAGAACGTGGTGACCATTCACAATTGCTTTGATAGCGTGCTTCTGGAAATCGCTTAGTTCGTAGGCGAATTCTCTGAAGTGCTGAGAAATATCGTCTTCTGGATTTTCTTCTTCGATTTGCGGAAAAACAGGAGAACATATGATTGGCATATTATTATTTAGGATAAATTGCAGTGATTGTTAGAGAATTTTATGGGTTCGCGTTTATGTTATTGTTGCAAATGATATTCTGGAACATTGATTGATGCTGTGGTTGAATCAGATATATCCATAATATGTATAGTTATACAATGAGTACTGCGTCATCACCAAACGACCGAAGTCCGGAAGAGGAAGTATTTGTAACAATGGACTCACCCGAGCAAGTACACGCGGAAGAAGACAATCGAAGTTATGTTGCCTTTATAAAAGCATTTGCACCTGTATTATTGCATTTATCGAAGGATGATAATGACATCAAGGATATAATAAACGAATTCAAAGAATTACCGGAAAACGCCGACCCAGATAAAACGAAAACAGACCGACTGAGAGGTTGGGTGGATTCAAAAATGGAGGTGATTGGAAATATGACACAAGACGAAATTGATAATATATTCAAGACGGAAAAACTGAAGAAATTGGAAATCGACTCGTTTCACAAAAATGAATATGCGTTGCAGGGGAAACGGAAACACGGCGATAGTTGTTTGATTACGATGGACCCCATTCGACGAGATGAATATTATGTCGACTTCTTGGATAATGGCAAACCATATAAGGTGAATGCGATCGTTGAGTATTATAAACGCCTGAAATTAGACGAAGTGCCTGTAAATGAATGGAAGACACCGTTACGCAATCCGATTACAGAGGAAGAGCGCCTATTGCTTGAAGACTTGGAAAAATGGTACAGTAATCCGAAAATGTGCACTCGGTCGAAAACACCGAAATTACATACCAACGCAAAAAGTTCCGTATCAAAATCGCCGTCGACACGCAAAATAAAGAAAACTACACCAAAAACAGTAGGACATAGGAATAGGAAAACAGTCGGTCATAGAAATAAGAAAACAGTAGGACGAAAAAGATAAATTATACTGCATTATTCCTACGAAACCGATTTACTGGCGTTTTCTAGGCGTATTATCTATAACGAACAATATGTCATCGTATCTGCCTTTTTTACATCTTAAGTCATATACCTGTATAAACGGTTGCAATGATTCCGGTACATATTTTGTTAATGTTTGCGTCCATTCAATATTCGGTATATCTTCTATTATAAATATTCCGTCCTCTTCCAATAAACCTAAATACAGTTGTATGAATGAAATCATTGATTCTAGTGAATGTGGACCATCGTCTAGAATTAAATCAAATTTGCGGTTGTTTTCGTAAAAAACAGATTGAACGAACTTTTCGTCATATGCATCTTTTTCCAAATGCAATGTGATTCGGTCATTTGTGAGAAGTTCATCTAGAACTCTATCTTTAGGAAGTATATCAATTCCAACTATTTCTGCACTCGTAAAATATTCTACCCAAAGCTTAATACTCCCACCATTCTTCTCAAAAAAATCTCCGATACCTATTTCCAAGACATTTTTAGCAGTGTGTTTTTTATGCTGCAATAATTCATCATATACATATAAATAACTATGATAGGAACCTTTGTCAGTAAATGGATTATTTAATTCAACTAGACTCATTGGTATACTATAATGAACACCGTCGTATTACAATAAAAAACGCGATTTTATTGCAAAATATAGAAATATATGCACTTACCTTTTATTCCAAGTGTTCGAGATAGTAAACATCCAATTGATGCGCCTCTTGTTCTGTTATATGTTCATTCACATCATACAGAAACCATTCCGGTGAAGGATTCGCTATTTTCGAAGTGATATGCTGCAAATAAGTATAGACCGGAATTTCACCATGCTTCTTGTAAATCATCAACTTCTGGAACAATTGTTTATCGGAGTAATACGATTTATAGCAAAGTCTGCTGAGGACGACGAATCGTAAGAATAACGTCGTATCCACGCCAAATTTGCTGCATTCTTTGATATACAACAAATACTCATCATTATCGCGTTTCATATCGACGAAATTGTGTATAAAGGCGGAAAACCTGTTCACATTTCCTACAACCGCTGCATTCAACTTCTCGAGTATGGCGGTGGTCAATATGCCCATTAGTGCACAAACACCGACTGCTCGATTGATAATAAACGGCGACAGTTGAGAAGTGTTCAGTATATCGTCTAATTTATTGACGACGAGGTCGCAGATGAATTTCGGATATGCCTTTTCTGCTTTAAAATACGGCGTCAATATTTTGTCGCGAAATGTGTCGTAATACAAAACGGTAGATTCGACCTTACTTATCGGTATCGGCGCAGACAATGTGGTTTGTATATACTTCTGTATCGTATCAACGATAGAATGCATTGCATCTGCAATCAATGCTACGCCAATATCCGCGTCGATTTTTTCAATAGCACGGAATATCTGGAAATACTTGTCGAGTAGGTATGCGACTAAATCGAGTTCTTCCAACCGTTTTGCGGTGAATTCTTGGAGAGGCGTATATTTGCGGAGCTCGTATAGCAGATTATCAATGCGGATTTGTTTCCCTGTATTGTTCTGCGACAGGAAGGAATGGAGCAGTTTCTCGAAATGCCCGAATCCGGACAACTTAATCATCGTACTGACGAATTCTTTGTCGTTTAGTATTTCGCGGACGCGGGTTTCTTGCGTTTTCGGTTTCAAAGTACTGAACTTTTTGCCGTTTTCATTGATACCGATTTTCAGGATCTGTTCTGGCGACAATTTGAAATCGCTGCCGTGTTTCTGCGTCATACGGTACAGATACGAGTCGATCGCACAGAGAGGAATAATACCGACTAAATGGTCGGCAATGTTGCGAAGTCGAAATGCTTCCGTAACGGTATTCTCGACTTGGTCGAACATTTCGCCTAATTCGCCGGTAATTTCAAGTTCGTCATCCGCCGATTCAGGCACAAGCTGCATATCATCTGCTTTGTTGACGACGACGAGTGTATAGATTTTTTTATTGTTGGAATTCAATTGGAGTTTCGTATGGTCGGCAATGAAATTCAATATATCTGCTTCGTCGCTGGTATTGAGACCGGAATGGATATCGACGATGAATACGACGAGATTGAACCGGAAGAAGTTTTTCTGCAGGTATTTGTAATAGACTGATTTTGTACGGGCGTCGTTTAGACCGGGAATATCGTAGACATTGACGTAAGAATCCGGCAGAATATTGATATCGAGTTTGCCGACATTGAATTGGATTTCGGCGTATTCCTCTTCGGAGACTTGAGCGCCCGTTTCTGTCTTCTCAATGATTTCTTGATTTTTCTTTGCAATTTGGTCGAATATATGTTCGGGTTTATCGAGATTTGTTGCGTCGTTTTCATTCTCGATATAGACGGTTGGAACCATTGTAGTGCGTTTGATTTTGCACTGGGTCAATTGCTCGCAGAAGATGGCATTTAGAATAGTGGACTTACCGGTGGAAACACCGCCGACGAAACAGAGATTGATATTGTCGACTGGGAGAAGACTTGGTTTAGTTGTGTCGACGGGGAGAAGACTTGCTTTGGTAGTAGACATTTCAGAAGATTGGATTGCGGTTTTAACTAATTTTTTAGCGGAAGACATTTCAGAAGATTGTTCGTGGTTCAAAGAATTTATAATAAAGGTTTTATGCGTTTGTTGAGAAGATGCTTGCAGTTGATATTCTTTCAATTTTTTATCGAAAAATTGTTTGCGGGCGTTCGTCATTTCATTGGATGACAACTGACTCCAATCCCACGGTTTATTTGGATTTTGTTGAACAATATCCCACGTTATGTTTGGGTTACAAGACAACCAACGCCAATCCCACGGGTTACCTGGATTTTGTTGAACAATGTCCCATGTTATGTTTGGGTAACAAGATAATACGCCCCAATTCCACGGTTTATCTGGATTTTCTTGAATAATGTCCCATGTTATGTTTGGGTTACAAGACAAACGATCCCAATCCCACGGTTTACCTGGATTTTGTTGAACAATGTCCCATGTTATATTTGGATTTTCAGATATAAAACACCAATCCCACGGTTTATCTGGATTTTTTTGAATAAATCCCCACGATAGGGTTGGATTTGCAGATATACCAAACCAATCCCACGGTTTATCTGGATTTTGTTGAACAATGTCCAATGTTATATTTGGGTTAGAAGTCAAAAAAACCCAATCCCACGGTTTATCTGGATTTTTTTGAACAATGTCCCATGTTGTTATATCTGGATTTGCAGATAGTACGTACCAATCCCACGGTATATCTGTATTTTGTTGAACAATGTCCCATGTTACGTTTGGGTTTCGAGATAGTTTGTCCCAATCCCACGGTTTATCTGGGTTATCTAAAATAAATTGGAACCATTTTGCTGACCATTCTTTCATAATTTCAGTTTCAATAGAAGACATTTCAGAGTTATTCATTGCAATTGTATTCAATGTATTCGTATTTATAAATCGTTTATTGAGAATATATTCGCTATTGATGGTCGTTAAATTTTAGTTGGTACGATTCCTGCTTTTCGTTACATCCTCTCTCCGGAATTGTATCAAACGACCATAGAGTGTTTCGTAGATAGAATGTAAAAATTGTGTACCAGTATTGTAGTTGGATTACGAACGTCTATTTGTTTTTGTAAAGAACATATAATAAAAATAATGCGACGTTTATTATCATGCTAACTATACCTGCTACAATTAGTGAAGTATCAATGATAAAATACCCGTGTAGCAACCAAAGCAGATTCGTTAGTAAAATGAGCGACAAAGAATAAAAGGACAAATCTTTTACACTTTTGGTTGTATACGTTTTGTATAATTGCGGAAATAATTGAATCGAATTTACTACTGGTGCTAATGTCGCTACAATAAATGGAAGCATTATATATTTATTCGATAAAAATAAAAAAGATGTAGAATATTATTGTTTTTCGTATATATATGTTACTTACCTAGTCTAGGACAGATTCAATTTGATTCCATTCTGGGTGCAATACGTTTGCATCTCGGTCTGGTTGATTCCCGGGCAACCCTGGAACGTCAGTTGTTTGATTTTGTGTTTGATGGACCGCAAGGTTGTTACGATTGAACTGTCGACTGCAAATGTTTTCATTGTCAAATCTTCCAAACTCGGGAAATTCTGGATGAAGGTTATATTGGTGAACGCTGGACAAGTATGCATTGTCAGCTTTTTGACGGTCGCGTTTGATGTATTGATTTCAGCGGACTGTCCCCAATTGTTTTGGTTATATATTGTGAGTTCTTCGAGTTGATAGAAATACTTTATCTTCTTAAATGACACTGCATCAATTGTATCGCTATCATCAATGGTTAACGATTTCGAGTCGATAGGATATGCTGTTTTAAATTTACCACCTTTATAGAAACAAATATCCGCGTGACCTAATGCTTCTAAACGACGCTCCATATTTGCTATTCGTTTCTCCAATGAATCGAACGCCAGTTGTTGTTTCTGTTCTACGCGTTGGAAATTGATAGTCAATTGTGCATCATTCGACATTAGTTTCTCGCGAATACGCAAATCGAATTTAACTGTCAAGAACCCGCCAACAATGCCTTCGAATCCCAATGTCATTGCTCCATTGTCAAGTTGCATTTCGACTGAATACCCTTCTTCGTATTCTGGGTCTGGTTCCTCTGGACCATTGGCGAAACACTTATTCACGAACTTGTAGATTTCTTTGATATCAAATTGCGCGCTGAATGCTGCTTTGTCGAAGTTGCCTTCGTAGCACATATAACTTACATTATTTACGATTTTGATGTATATTGCGTGGTCGTTTAGAGAGGTGGTAATAGTATATATCTGGTCGCGAAAAGTCGCTACGGAGGACTCACTTGGCGAGGATTTCTTAGATTTTGTTGCCATTTTATTGTATTTGTTTTCTATGAAGAATCGAGACGGTGAAGTAGTTGATTTCATAAAATCATATTATAACAACTGTTCAATTTTTTATTTGGGGGTGCATAATAAAAAATTGAATAAAAAAATGGGGGGTAAGATATTTCCGCAATAATCTACTGCAATACAATCGATATTCTCTATTTATACGACTAAAATGCCAAAATCAACCGGTGCAAGTACTAAGCGAACGACCGATTTGAAAATCCCGGTGAAATCCGACGGCACAAAAGACAACCGATATTCTGCTCCACAATTCGTAAAAAAAGATGGGACAAGAGATATGAGAACAACGTTAACAGGTATTCGTAAATAATTATTTCTATATGTATTGTTGCGTTATTATGTTATGTTATAATTAATTCAATGCCATTTTTGTCGCAATATGGTTGTAATCCAATTGCGTTTGTTACCCCAGTAAATGTAATCTTTTTTATTTTATGCGGGGTCGATTTTAATGTTTCGATTGCTTCTGTCACCTGTATACCACCACCATTTTGCGATTGTATGTTTAACACTTCCAAGTTTGGGAGATTTTTTATAAACTGCATGTCCGACCAATTAGAACTACACCCACCATATATGGAAAGTTTACTCAGTGTAAAATTTGAAATATCCGATTTAAAGGTATGTGATGGGTTAAATAATATTAGTTCATTTAATTTATAGAACGCATTTACTTTTGCCTCAGTATTGTGTAATCTTATGGTTGCAGAGTCAATGCGATGTCCAAGAACCGGATGCCCAATACTGCCAATACAATCAATCCTCCTCTCCAATTCATCCGCATGTTTATTTTGCAAACCGATTGTTTTTTCTGCTGAATCGAGTCTGTTCAACAACCTCTCAATCAGTTGTCTCTGCTGGTCCAATACTTGCCTGTATTCCATTGCCTGTTTTTCCATGCGGTCTGTAAGTAATTGTTTTTGCTTCTCGAGTTCTACCGACAGAATGGCGTCATTTGCAACCATCTTCTCTTTTAATCGGATTTCGAATTCGACTACCAAGAATTCTTCAATATTGCAATCAAACCGCAATCGCAATGCGTTCGGTTCCATTTCCATACGCACCGAATATTTTGCATCTCCGCCCGCAAAACATTTATTGATGAGTCGGTATATCCCGGCGATTTCGAATGAGACTCGGAATGCGGACCTCTCAAAGGTTCCTTCATACGTAGCATAACTGATATTGTTCGCGACCTTGATATAAATGGATGATTCTTGCTCAGAAAGAGAGGTCGTAATCGTATATTCGGCGTTTTTGAAAGTGGTCATATTATTCAGGTGATTCGATTGGATATGGTTATCTATACAATAAATAATAATAACGAATATATTCAATTTTATTGTGGTATCTAAGGATAAGCGTAGCGACTGATAAGCGTAGCAACATTAACAAGAAACAACCATATTTTCGCGCCGCGTCCGGTCGCTCCACTTAGGGCATCAGCGCATACATCCATACGTTAAATTAAAAATTGAACAAATCCTCAACCAAATAAACCCAGATAATAACACACCTCGCTAATATCGTATAATTATTCATATCGAAAATGAACAAACAAGAACTTATCCGAAAGTGCAAAGACCTAAGTATCAAAGGTGTTAGTTCAAAAAACAAAACTGAACTATTGCGATTGATTGCAGACAACGAACAACCAACTCATCCAACGCCATCACCCTATCAATCGAATTTCGTTCTATTAATGCACCAACTATTACAGCAAACTCTAAAAGACAAGACCCGCAAAGTTTGCAAACAATGCCACGAATTAGGTCATAATGCAAACAGCGTTCATTGCAAAATAAATATCGAATACAACAATCGACTACAGCAGAAAATAAAGACTTACATATTTTCTCAAAATTGTCTAGACGACAAAACTACAGACGACTATTGCCAAGAATTAAGTATGATTCTTGGAATAACCCCAAACCAATGCAAAACACTATACAATGATATTCCGTTAAAAGAATTACTTGACCGGAAAATGGATATTGCCGCGTATTTGCAAATCATAGAGCACACTTCAAAACAATGCGGCGAGTGTTCGAAACCACTTGTTTGTATCCAGACAAATACCAACCGTGTTTGGAAAGGCACAGATATATGCGATACTTGCTGGTCGAAACACGCGGACTACCGCGACCAAATATGGAACCAAATCAAACAGTACAGACCCATTGTGTGCGCGATATGTTCTGCAAAACAGACTTACAATGGCGAGAGGTTTCACTACGACCATCTCAATATGTTCGACAAAGACAAGAGCGTCTGCAGTATGATTAATGAAGGTATGGATGTAGAAGATATTTGCAGGGAAATTGATAAGTGCCAAATATTATGTTTGTCTTGCCATCATATTGTTACTGAT